AATCGATTTAATCCCATTACTATATCAAGTTTTAAAAGATAATGCCCCACTCTATATGTTTTGTGGTAGTGATAAAATTGATTTTTTCAAGCAACAAGTTGAAAAATACTTCACTATCAAAAATATTATCGTTTGGGATAAAGGAAATCACACCGCAGGCGATTTAGAGGCACAATATGGTAAAAGATACGAGTTTATTATTTATGCCAACAAAGGTCGCGCATTATTCAATCCAACCGCAAAGCGATTTGACGATATTTGGCATTTTAATCGTGTGTCGGGCGACGGTCAAATACATCAAAACCAAAAACCAACCGATTTATTATCAAGAATAATAAACCAACACACAAAGCGTGGCGATTTAATACTTGACCCATTTGCAGGAAGTTGCTCGACAATGGTGGCGGCTTATAGATTAAAGCGCGATTATCTTGGATTTGAAATCGACGACGATTATTACAAATCGGGTACGGATTGGTTAAATCGTGAAAAATCCCAATTTTCAATATTTGATGTTTTGGAGGAATAATGGAAGATTTAAAAATAAAAAACAAAAAAGCCAAAATGTACAACATTGTTAAATCTTATTACTCAATATTGGACGACTTGGCTGCAAGATTACAAAAAGATTATGCGGGTGGCGACGACCATATCCCATTTGAACAACACGAAGAAGATAGGCTCGCCATTTGCTTTATACTTGATTATTTTGACGGCTTAAAGGAAGATATTAAGTTTTTAAAATCAAAAGAAAAATATAAAAAATTTAAAACAAAGGAGCGAAAGTATGGAAGATAAAACATTTTACCCAACTTGCCGATACTGTGGCAAACAAAAATTACCAATGGCTAATTATGAAAGCCAAGAGGTGGCGGACGAGGCAGCAACTATTAGTTGTGATTGTTACGACGCTAAAAATTATCAATATGAACTAGAAAAGAAAAGCGAACGCGAAAAGAACATCGTTAAATTAAGGCAAAGCATTGACGATTTTGCGGAATATTGCGACAAGCGTGGTGCGGAACTAACCGACGAAATCCACACGCTTTTATTAAACACGGGTATTGCTGTATTAGATAGCGTCATTAATTCTGCAAGTTTTAAGTTTTCTAGGCTAAAAGTAAACATATCACAAAACAATAAAGGCAACATTGTTATCGGCTTTACATATAGCGACGGTGCAAAAGTTGAGGTGTAATATGCGTGATATAGAATTTAGAGCAAAGCGCCAAGACAATAAAAAATGGGTGTATGGCGATTTAGTACACAATACATTAACAATGTCAATTTGCATACCCTCGCCCGCACAGGCAGGCGCTAGGCGTTTTTATAAAATCAACCCTAAAACAGTCGGTCAATATATTGGTTTAAAAGATAACAACGAACAAAAAGTATTTGAGGGCGATATAATGCAAGACTCGTACGACCCCGACGAAATATACATTGTTAGTTTTATGGACGGCGAGTTTGTTCTAATAAATGATGTCAATGTCATTATGGATATTGAGCAGGTACATTTTTTAAGTGTTATAGGAAATATACACGACAACAAAGAATTTTTTAAAAGTGAGGATTAATTATGTCTATAAAAGAAAAACCACAAAGCATTGCAAATAAAAATTTAGATACACCAATTATGCAAGTTGTAACAGCAATAAATTTTTTAAATAAACCACAAGACTCAATTATTGAAATCAAACTAAATGCGTCAAGTGTTATCAATACTATTGCAAATAGTAACCATATTGAAATAAAAATCACACCACAGGGAGGAAATAACAATGTTTAATAGAGAAACACCCGAACAAAATATCAATCGTAAATGTAGTGAGATTGATTGTTTAACAAGATTATTGGCTCAAATTGATAGAACTAAAATAAATAATGAAATACAAATCAAAGTTGTGGCGGCGGGATTATCTTTTGATATTACTTGCAACGGCAACAAACAAAATAAACAACCATTAGATATACCACCATTTATGAAGAAATTTTATAATCCTGAAGGTGGCGGCAAATTATGGTAAAAGAAGTTTATATTCAAGTTGGCGTAACGGCTTTGCGCTCCCCAACGGGCGAGCCATTGCCTGCTGTGCCATTATACATAAAAGATACACAATTAAAAAATAGTGGGCTTACACAAGCAGAGGAAAATTTAATGCACGACATCTCGGGTTTATTTGTGGAAAAACACAAAGAAAAGCAAACAAAATCCCAAAATGGAGGCAAAAAATGTCAAAATATAAAAAAATAATGCTCGATAACGGCATTATGCAAAAGGATTTATTGGAAGTTATCCACCGTGTTGATAATCGTGTGGATAAATCACTTTTAAGCAAAATGGTAAACGATGTTTGTTTGCCAATACCAAAAGTATTAGAAACAATCTGCAATTATCTTAATTGTAATGTTTTGGATTTATACGATATTCGCGAGATTGATATTGCTCCACGCAATAATAATTTAGTGATGACGGCTATCAAACGCCAAGACCGAGGCGGAAAATCGCACGGCGACAATGTTTATAACTTAACAATTGAATTGTGGCGCGATGTTGCCGAGCGAGTTTTTAACAAACAATCGTTAAAATTGTTAGGATTTAAAAATAAAACCGAGTGTATAAGACATTTTGTCTATGCACTCGATAAAAAGTTAAAAAAGATAAAAGAAAAAGCCGCCAAGGATAATAACATTACCAATGGCGACCAACCAATTGTCAATTAACATTGACACAAGCATTATAACAAATGTTGTTTTGCAAGTCAATTAATTACTAAAAAACTTAATATAAAAGGCTGTCGCAATTTTGGCACTCGCGACAGCCTTCGGGATTGACAAGACATCAACCAAACCTATAAATAGTATAGCATATTTGCCCCATTATGTCAATAAACGAAAACAAAAAATCGTGCTATTAGCGTCCTTGTAATGAAGTATTAACTAATCAACGAAGGAATTACTAACACACAAGTTATTTACAAGAGAAAACACAAAGCAAGATTTATAGATTAAAGATTATTATTTATTGATTATCAAACGGGTCAAGGGTGTAACGCCTTGTCGTCCTGCAAGCGGCGAAACGCTTGCGTATTCTCTTTATTATTTAATATTTAAAATTATATGGAGGCAATCAATGCACGGTTATAGTGTTGACAAGTTTGATAAAGAAGATTTGTTTTTATTGGAATTAGAAAACCAAGAGAGATTATCAGCATTGCAAGATAAGCATATTGTCCGTTATAGAACTAAAACAATTAAAAGCGGTCAAGTGTTAGAGTGTGAAGTTTATCCTGTTTGGGATACAAGAGCGTCGTTGTCTAGGGTAAGAAAGATACGCGAAAGTCGTGAGGCACAAAAAAGACTCAATCAAAAGAACGCTGTTAAAAATCTTATACGCTTGGTTAATACAAATTTTACCGATAAAGATATTTGGGGTACATTTACATACGAAACAACAAAGTTACCTAAAAGCGTCGAGTTGGCACAAAAAGAAATGGTTAAATTTATTAGGCGCTTAAAGTATTATGCAGATACTCACAACTTTGAGCCACTTAAATATGTTTATGTTACCGAATTTGAGGACGACGAAGAAAAAGGCAAAAAGCGTGTACACCACCACATCGTTACAAACTTCCCCGATAGAGATGTTGCCGAGAGATTGTGGCGCAATGGTGCTAGAAAACAAACAAGAAGATTACAAGCCGACGATAGTGGTTATGAGGGTATGGTTAGATATATTCTAAAAGATCCAAGAGGCACAAAGCGATATGTTACATCAAAGAATTTAGATAAGCCAATTATTACTGTTGCCGATTATAAAATTACACGCAAGAAAGTAAACAAAATTGTTAGAGGCGATGTTAGCCCATACAATGTGTTTGAGGATATGTACAATGACAAATACAAATTAGTCGATTGTTTTAGCAAAACAAGTGAGTATGTATCAGGTGCTTACATTTACGCAAAAATGATACGGCGCAAAGAAAAAGGAGGACGATGTCAAAATGAAATATTTAGGGAGTAAATCAAAACTTGCAAAAGAAATTGTACCAATATTGCAAAATTTGATTTATAAGAACAATATCAAAACATACATAGAGCCGTTTGTTGGTGGTTTTAATGTTATCGACAAGATTATTTGTGAAAACAAAATCGGCAACGACATCGACCCAATTGTTATAAATCTTGTTGAAACCTGTCGCAATAATCCAAGATTATTAAATCTAATTGAAACACCAACAAAAGAGCATTATTACGATGTGCGCGATAACGCTTACAAATATCAACCTTGGTATCGTGCAGCAATATTATTATTTGCGTCATACAACGCCCGTGTATATGGTGGTTGTTATGGTGCGGTTGCCAACACCAAAGAAGGTAAAACAAGGAATTATTTTGAAGAAAGTAAAAGCAATTTTATAAATCAATTACCAAATCTAAAAGATATTTTACTTGCCTGTGGTTCGTATGAGTCGATAATCCCACCGTCAAAACAATGTTTAATTTATTGCGACCCGCCTTATGCTGAAGGTGTTGGATATTGTAAAAAGTTTGATACACAAAAATTTTGGCAATGGTGCAGAGATTTATCAAAGCAAGGACACATTGTTGTTGTAAGCGAACATAATGCACCGCCCGATTTTGTTTGTATTTGGCAACACGAAACATTATCACATTTAAACAACCGAAACAAAATCGCCAAAATAGAAAAATTATTTGTTTTCGGTGGTGCTTATGATTAAAAAAAGAAAAGTGGAAGTTTTATATTTAGCCGTAACGGCTGACGACTTGGAGTTGCCTATCGGTGTATTTGATACGATAAAGGAAGTTGCAAAATATGCACATTGCTCGTATGGATACGCAAAAGTTATGGTACACCGCCAAAGCATACACGAAAAATTAAAATGCAAATTTATAAGAGTTGAAATTGGAGGATTTGGTAAAAATGAAAAAATTTAAAAATATGATAAGTGCTTTTTATTTAATATCAATGCTTGTAATTATATTTTGTGTGCCAATAAGCGCAATAATGATTATTTGCAAATTATGCCAAGCAACATCATTAAGTTGGATTAATTGTTGCATACCAATAATTATTACAATAGCGCTTGCACCATTTGTTATTTTATCAAAAATATTGATTGATAATAAGGAGGGTTAAAAATGCCGAAACAACCTAAAAATCAAGATGTTGAAAAGAAAAAAACAAAAACAACCAAAAAAGTAACAAAAACAACGGTCGCAGAAACAAAAAAAGAAAAAAAGAAAACAGGCTCGCCAAGCCAATACGCAAATAAGGTAAAACCTTATTTGAGTGATATTGAAAGATATGTGCGTTGCGGAGTTACCGAAGGACAAATTTGTCAATATTACAATGTTGGTAAAACACAATGGGCGCAATATAAAAAAGATAATCCCGAACTAAACGAAACACTTTTAAAAGCAAAAACCGCTCTCGGTGTTGATTTAGTTAATAAATCTTATGATGTTGCTATGGGTTATGATTACGAAGAAACAACCACACAAGAGTATAAAGATAAAAGCGGAAACATTACAGGAACTAAAACAACAACCTATAAACGCCACGCAAAAGCCGACGCAGGTATGTTGCAATTTTTATTGATAAATAGATTTGGCGACCAATTTGCTCGCGACCCACAATTATTAGAATTACGCAAAAAAGCGTTAGAGTTACAAAAATCAGGCAAGTTGCCATTTGATACGGAAGGTATTTGATTATGGCGATAGACCCAATACACGCATTTTATTGTCGTAAAGATTATTTAACATTGGCGCTACAATGCAAGATTAAAAGCGGTGGCAAGTGTGCAGAGTGTGGCGAAATATTTGACATTGACGAATTGCGACCACACCATATTATTGAATTGACGCTCGATAATATTGACGATGTAAATATCACATTAAATCCCGACAATATCGAAGTGTTGTGCCACAATTGCCACAATAAGCGCCACGCAAGATTTGGTAATGTTGTTGGTCAAAAACATATTTATTTAGTTTATGGCTCGCCTTGTGCGGGTAAAAACCTTTATGTTGAAAGTGTTGCAACAAGAAATGATTTAATCATTGACCTTGATAAAATACATAAATCAATTTGTATTTGCGGTATGTATGACAAGCCCGACGCAACAAAAAGGATTGCGTTTGATGTTAGAGATTATTTGTTAAATGTAGCAAGGTTAGCAGGAAATCGTCGCCGTTGGCAAAATGCTTACATAATACAAACCTGCCCCGAAAAGTACGACCGCGACGAAATGGTTAAATTGTATGGTTGTGAACTTATCCACATAAACACATCAAAAGACGAGTGTATTGCTAATTGCAAAAGAGATATTAAAAGGCAAGCAGTACAGGACGCGGTGCTTGGTTGGATTGATAACTATTGGTCGCGTTATAATGAATAACAAAGGAGTATTTAATTATGTCAAAAATAAAAACAATCGATATGAAAAAATTAATAAATGGACTTGGTATCAACAAAGGCGATATTGTTGTTGTGGATAATATTTGTTTAATCTGCAACGATAAGTACGATTTAGTGTGTGTTGATAACTCATACAATAGCGCAATACCAAACATAATTGTTGGTATGGTAAGCGGCAAACATAGTTACAAGATATATCAAATGCAATGTGAAGTATTGAACGAAACAGCCCAAGCCGCATTAAAACAAACAAAAGATATTAAAAAATATAAAGATTGCAAACCCGTTGTAGTTGGTAAATAAATGAACAAAGCAAATAATTTACTTGCAAAAGTGTTGCAAGGACTAAAAGCAATGTGTAATCATTGTCAAATTAAGGATTGTAATTGCTGTTGGTCGCATTTTATGTGTGAGGATATATTAAAATATTTTGAAACAATCCCCCCACCAAAGCCAAAATTTACAAAGTCAAAAAGACTCCAAGCCCCAAACACGAAAAACACACACTAAAATTTTGACTTTTTCTATAAAAAATCTAAAAAAGATAAAACGGGAGGTTTTTTGTGAAAACAAACACAAACACAACAAAACAACAAATAGTCGATAAAGAATATAACAGACTTATCAACAAATATAAGTCGGCAAATGTTGACGAAAACAAACTCGCGATTAATGACTCGTGGATTAGAAAGGTGGCGGAACTGTTCGCCGTGCTTGAAATGATAAAGGACTTACCGTCTATTATCTACAACCCCAAAAATCCAATTGAGCAGCAAGAAACGGCAGCGGGCAAAGCGCGTGTTAAGTATATGGCACAATATACATCGTCAATGCAAAAATTAAATAAGGATTTGCTCGGCTCTATTGTTGAACAGGACGACGACCTTGACGATTACGAATAGTGATTTAATTGAGTGGAAATTAGTCAACCCCGATATTGTGCCGATAGACGGTTGGGCTGTACTCAATGAAGAATTTGACGGCAGACATAGTT